AAAGCTAAAGGTTATGACCAGTATGTTTATGATTCTTATGAAAATACAACTATAGATCTAGTAAGAGATGGTGTAGAAGTAAAAGGTTTAAAACATAAGGATCTTGAAACTGCTGCTGAATTTGCAGCTTTAGATGAAAAGATTAAGTTTAATTATGCAAGACAATTTGCAGGATTAAATGACGCTCTTGTAGCTACTGTTGTCAAACCAGAAATAGATAAGTTTGATGATAAGAGAAGAAAAGAACAAGCTGCAAAAAGAGAAACAGCATATCAGATTCAAGTTAAAGAAGCTGATGAAAGAAAGATAGAAGTAGGATTTTCTACTGCTAATCCAGAAGATGGTGTTCAGTTAGCCCATGAGTGGGCAAGAACTTATGCAGCTAGAAATAGAGTATCTATACAGGCAGGAAGAATAGCTTTTAAAGAAACCTTAATCGACCTCGTTAAGGCAAATAAGATTTCATATCCAGAAGCTATGAATGTAGTTAATCACGAAATAACAGCTCGTGATGGTTCAACTAAGACTATGGGTTCTTGGAAAGAATGGGATGGTCTACAAGGTGAATTAGCTGATGCAGCTCACATGGGTGTACAAGCTAGAAAAGAACAGAAAGAAGCTCAAATTACTGCTGATGTAGAAACTATTAAATCATATGGAGAGATGACCAATAAACAAAAAACTTTGTTGATGGCATATTATAAAAGTAATTATGATGGATATGTTCCTAATGAGATAGCTGGAGCTTTAGCTGGTAATCTCGACGATGATCAAGCTGAGGATATGATTCAGGAATCTATTCGCTACAACGGTGGTGTCTATGATTTTGATATGAAAAGGGTTAGTACGAAAATATATAACAAATACAAAGATAAAATAATATCAAGTGGAGCTACAACTCCCGGCACAGACCAACATGCAAAAGCTAATGAGTTTATAAAATCTTGGACTAATGAATTATCAGAAGATGAATATGGAGATACTGATATTAAATCCCCTAGATGGTTAGCTTTAAGAGATAACTTAACAGAAGTTTATAACAAAGCTTATATGAATACGTATATGCGTGATGGTCAAGTTGTTGCTAGTGAAGCTCAAGCTCTTGCAGCTGCTGAACAAGCTGTTAAAGCGATAGAGGGTAATTCAAAATTAATTGCTCAAATGAGTAGTACTGACTATTCTGATGGTGATGACACTTGGACTCGAATGATGAAAGTTTCTCTAGCTGAATCTGGTGGAGGTAAGTGGAGAACTAAAAAAATCACAACTAACGCTGAAATAGAAAACGAATTAATACGTTGGAATAATACTCCATTAAAGCTATCAAAAGACCTCCCCAGTTATTACAAAGACTTAGGGCAGATAATAGAGGTTAATCCTATTAACCTTGCAAATGCTCAACTTAAATTTTTATTAGAAGATTCATCAGGAGTTGATAAAGAAGTAGAAGATAAATTAGATCCTTTAGTTCAAAATCTTATATATAAATTTCCTACTCGTTCTCGTATAACAAGAGCAAAGTATGAATTTCAAGGAGCTGGAGAACAAAACGTTAAAACATCCATTTATAACAAAAAAGCTAATACGATATGGGACGAGTAACTACGGTTTACTCGCCTAGCGTGTGGCGATAATTACCGTGGTAACTATGAATGAAGAATTAGATCCTACCCTCGAGATAGACAATTCTGGAGGACAAGGATTATCCGAAGAGGAAACTGCTGCGGCAGTAGAAAATATGCAAGCAGCCGAGCAAGAACGTGCTGCTACACAGGCACAATATGCTGAACAAAGAGAACAACAAATAGCAGCTCAAACTGCACAAGAAGGAGCTAACTTAGGAGACTATATAGCTGATACTTTTAAAGCACCTATTGCTGGTGTAAGAGATGCAGTAGCAAACGTCATCACTACTCCTGAAAGAGTTATTGATATGGTTTCTGGAGAAGCAGAAGAAGAAGGTTATGAACCTGAATGGGATAATTTTCTTTACGCTGAAGACGATCCATTAGAAACTAAAACTTGGTGGGGTGGTCTTATAAGAACCGGTACTGAAGTTGCAGGAACATTAGCAGCAACAGGTGGTTTTGGAAAGGTTGGTTCAGGTTTAACCTTTATGCAAACTTTAAAACAAGGTGCGATAACTGGTGCAAGATTTGACTTACTAGATATTGATTCTCAAGATGACAATGTATCTGGAATGCTTAAGGAACGTTTTCCTTTATTAGATACTCCATTAGCTACACAAGAGCATGATGGTCCAATAATGAAGACGTTGAAAAACGTAGCAGAAGGTATGGTTATTGGAGGTATATTTGATACTGTCTTAACTGGAGTTGCTAGAAACTTTCCTAAAAACCAAATTGATGAAGTTATAACATCCAGAAAGAAAAGTGTTAAATCACAGCAACTAGAAGAAGCTGCTGAACAGATGAAGGAACCCGGATTCAGAGCAAGTAAGAATCCTCAGTTAGCAGACAGATCACAAAAATCTACTACTTCACTAGATACAGCACAGAGTATTAGTAAAGCTAGGAAATCTAAAAAGGCTAATCTTGGTTCTGAAGAAGGTAGTGTTGGATCTGCATTATCAAACACCGAAGTTACAGCTCTTACTAAGGGAACTAAAGAAGCAAGATCAGTAGTAGAAAAAGTATTACGTAGATTTAGAAGTCAAGGTTATATTGATCAGCTGAGAGAAACTGCTGAAAGACAAGGTAAAACTCTTGATGAATATATGGCTGAAGATCTTGATACTTGGAAAAAAGTTTTTGAAGGTAGAAATACATCTGACATGACTCCCGAAGAGTTTTGGAAAGAGATTAATAAAGAAAGATTTGAACGGGTAACTGAGACTAAAACTGGGAAAAAGAAAGTTTTATATTCTTACGTTACAAGTGAATATGCTGATGCTATAGACATGATTAATGCTTCTCTATTTAATGAGATAAGAGATGCAGGTGTTTCAGCTAGAGAATTAGCAGATATATACGACATTAAAGATATTGATGGTCCTGCTCAGAAGATGGTTGAAAAACTAATCGCTGGTTTGCAGATAAGAAAAATGGCTAGTTCTGATATATCTCAACAACTTCGTCAGTACGGAAAGATGAGGGGTAAAACAGTTACTCCCAAACTACAAGCTGAAATGATAGACAAACAAGTACAGGAAAGTGTTGATGCATTCCGTATGGCTTTGGATATGACTACTGAAGATGGTGGAGATGAAGTATTTAAAGCTATGTTCGAGGGTATCTCGATGGCTAAAGATATCAACACACTAGATGATCTTGATCAGTTTATGAAAGTCAAGATGAGAGGTGGTGAATGGGGTGGAGATCCTAAGAAGACTGGTGCATTTTTAAGAGAGATGGGAACTATGTTTACTCATAGTGTTTTGTCTGGACCTAAAACAGCAGTTCGAGCAATCATGGGTACATCAACCGCAACATTCTCACGTCCAATGGCTATGGCTTTAGGTGGTTTGATGAAAGGTGATGGAGCAACAATGAGAGCTGGATTAGCTTCTCTTAATGCAATGCGTGAAGCAATACCTGAATCTTTTGAATTGTTTAAACGAAAGCTTAATTCTTACTGGTCTGGTGATATTTCAACTATGAAAACTAGATATGTTGAAAGGACTAAGATGGATGACCAATGGAATATGTATGGTCATTGGGCAGAGACTAGAGGAGATTGGTCAGATAAACTTTTATATAGAACTGCCAATATGGTTAGAGGTTTAAATGACAGTAGTCTATTAACCTACTCAACCAAAATCATGGCATCTACTGATGATGCTTTTGCATTAATTATTGGTAGAGCTAGAGCTAGAGAGAAAGCATTCTTAAAAGCAGCAGATAAACTTCCAGACGGTAACTTCCAAAACTTAGATGCGAAGTTCTTTAGGGATATGGAAGATAATTTTAATAATGAAATATTCGATAAGTTTGGAAATATCACAGATAAAGCTGCTGAATTTAGTAGAAAAGAAGCAACACTTACTCAAGACTTAACTGGTTTCTCTGCAAAACTAGCAGATGCTTTTAACGAAGCACCATGGGCTAGACCATTCTTCCTATTCGCTAGAACAGGTATTAATGGATTAGCACTAACTGCTAAACATACTCCCGGATTTAACTTCTTAGTTAAAGAATTTAATGAAATAGCTAGAGCAAAACCCGGATCTAATCTTTCGTCATTACATAAATACGGAATACATAATACTCAAGATTTAATGACAGCTAAAGCTATCCAGAATGGAAGATTAGCTATAGGTAGTGCAGCATTGAGTATGGCTTCAATGGCATATCTTAGTGGGAACTTACATGGTAATGGACCTACAGATAGAACCCAAAGACAAGCATGGAAAGATGCTGGATGGAAACCAAGAACAATTAAGATTGGTAATGTATGGATTAACTATGATGCATTTGAACCTTATAACCAGATCCTTGCATTAGTAGGAGATATAGGAGATCACCAACAATTAATGGGTGAAGAGTGGGCTGAAGATAGATTATCTAAATTAGCAATGGCATTAGCTAGTACTGCTACAAGTAAATCTTATTTAGCAGGATTACAGTCATTCGTAGATTTATTCTCTGGCGCACCCGGACAGCAACAAAGAATCATTGCTTCATTAATGAACAATACAGTTCCTTTATCTGGTCTTAGAAATGAGATAGGTAAAGTTCTTACTCCTTATACAAGAGAACTAGGTTCTGATATACAAAGTTCAATCAGAAATAGAAACTTAATTACTGAAAATATTGCAGCAGATCCACTACCAATTAAATACGACATCTTAACTGGAAAACCTATTAAAGATCACAACTTTATAACTCGTATGTTTAATGCGGTTTCACCTGTGAACTTTAATCTTGATTATTCTCCCGGTAGAGAGTTGTTATTTAATAGTGGTTATGACATGAGAACTTCTACATATTCAGCTCCAGATGGAACAGATTTATCTGATAGTCCAAAGGTTAGATCTATGTATCAGCGAGCTATAGGAGACCAAAACCTAGAAGCTATCTTTAACAAAATGGCTCAAGAGGAATCAATACAGATCTCTATAGCTGAGATGAACTATTACAGAAAGAATGGTATGTCTGATGTTGAACCAAGATCATTCCCACACTACAAACGAATTGCAAAAGTATTTGACAAAGCTAAGAAACAAGCTTGGGCAAAGATTAAAAGGGATAACGACGTACAGAAGCTACTCATTCAAGAAAGAGAAGCAAAGATAAAAAATAGAAAAGCAAATAAAGGCACTATAGAAAAAATCATAGACATGCCAAAATAATCCACCCGTCACTTATTTCACAGAGAAATGGCGGTACAAACAACTGAAGAATTTTTAAATGGTGGAGCCAGTTCTTACACCATCGCAATTGAATATTTAAAAGAAGCTGATATTAAGGTAAGAATTAATGGAGCTTTACAAACTTATACAACAGGTACTCCCGGATCTGGAGAGTACTCCGTCAGTGGAACCACAGTTACTTTAGGAGCAGCGTCTCCATCAGGCAGTGGAGTTGTCCACGTATATAGAGAAACAGATGTAAATACAGCGGCAGCCGTATTTGCTGCTGGTTCTTCTATTAGAGCAAAAGACTTAAATGCCATACATGATATGGCTAGGTTTGCTAGTGTTGAACATCGAAATGACATCATTACAGATGACATTAGAGACGAACAAATTACATCTGCAAAAATAAAAAATGCAACTATTGTTGATGCTGACATTAGTGGAAGTGCTGCTATAGCACAAAGCAAGATTGCTACTGGTCAACTACCTAGTGGCATAACTGTTAACTCAGCAAACATAGTTGATGGAACCATTGTTAATGCTGATGTTAATAACTCAGCAGCTATAGCTGGTACTAAAATCTCACCTAACTTTGGTTCGCAAGTTGTACAGACAACTGGAAACATAGTTGTAGGTGGAACTGTAGATGGTAGAGATATAGCAGCTGATGGTACAAAACTCGATACTGTCGAGACCAATGCTAAAGATGACCAAACAGCTACTGAGATAAAAACTCTTTATGAGAGTAACTCAAATACCAACGCATATACAGATGCAGAGAAAACCAAGCTAACTAATATTGAAACGGCAGCTACAGCTGACCAGACAAACGCAGAAATTAAAACTGCATATGAAGCAAACGCTGATACTAACGAGTTTAGTGATGCAGAGCAGAGCAAACTTGCTGGAATAGAAACAGCAGCTACAGCAGATCAGACAGCTAGTGAAATAAAAACTCTACTTCAGTCCGATAAGCTTACGTTATCTGAGATGAATACTACATCTTTAGATGGTAGATATTACACAGAAACAGAAGCGGATGCTGCATTCCTTAGACAGGATTCTTCCGAAACTATTGCTAGTGGAGTTACATGGTCTAGTGTTGATTCTAAAGTGGCAACTACTGCTGCTATAGATGCAAGGATAATTGACTTAGTTGATGATGTTGGAGGTTTCGTACCTTTAGCTAATGAGACTTCTTTCCCTACAGCTAACCCAGATGTAAACAATGGTGCTGGTACTCTTGTATCTATCAAAGCTATTGGAACCACACGTACACCTTCTAGTGGAACTGTAACTATTGCTAATGGAGCTGGAAGTGGAAATACTGTGACTATCACTGGTTGTGGTTCGACAGTTCTCGCAGCAGGATTTGGTGCGATTGTAGAGACAACAACTACATTGCATACATATGCTTTCCATAGATTAGTACCTAAAGCAACAGAGGTTACAACTGTTGCAGCTAATGCAACTAATATCGCAGCAGCTGGAGCAAATGTCTCAAGTATAGATAACTTTGCTAATAGATATCAAGTTAGTGCTTCTGCACCAACAGCTAGACCCGGAAGTGGATCTCTATCTAATGGTGACTTATGGTTTGATAACTCATCAAACAAAGTGATGATGGTCTATGACGGTAGTTCTGGAGATGGATATAGTCCTATTACACCTAACCAAGCAACACTAACTAACATTAATATTGTTGCTGGTCAGATTACATATCAAGAAGATTTAGGAAATATCACAGATGCGGTAAATACTGGATCTGGAAATAACTCAGTTAATACTGTTGGATCAAATATCTCTAATGTAAACACAGTAGCTGGTATATCATCTAATGTTACTACTGTGGCTGGTAATAGCTCAAATGTTACTACGGTTGCCGGTTCAATTTCCAACGTAAATACAGTTGGTGGTGCAATAGCAAATGTAAATAGATATGCAGACGAATATGTAATCCAAAGTGGTGCTCCTTCATCACCTTCAGCAGGAGATCTTTGGTACAGCACAACTGCTAACATCCTTAACTTTTATAACGGCTCTTCATGGGTAGGTATATCTCCCGGTATTGCTGGCGTTATTAATGATGCTAACCCAGCGTTAGCAAACCATCTTGACTGCAATGATAAGAACCTCACAGAGGTAGGAACAGTCAGTGGTGACAACTTACAAATAGATTTCGGTACTCTTTAAATGGCAAAATTATTAAAACTTAGGCGTGGTACTACAACTCAACACGCATCATTTACTGGTGCTGAAGGTGAAGTAACCATTGACGTGGACAAAGATGTCCCCGTAATTCACGACGGATCAACTCAAGGTGGACACCCAGTAGCTGCTGAAGATATGGCAAATGTATCTTCTGCAAATATTGCTGGCAGATTAGCTAATGATTCCATAGCAGTTGGTAAAATTGCTGCTGGTACATTACCTTCAGACGTAAAGATTGCAGATGCTAATGTCTCTGGAAATTTAACAATAGAATCAGCAGATATAGTTGACGGAACAATCGTAAACGCAGACGTTAACGCATCTGCTGCAATAGCTGGAACTAAAGTTGCTCCTAACTTTGGATCTCAAAACGTAGTAACTACTGGAACTCTTGGAGCCGGAGCTACTACTATAGGTGCTTTAGGAGTAACAGGAAATATAAGCGTCTCAGGAACAGTTGACGGTAGAGACGTAGCTGCTGATGGTACAAAATTAGACGGTATAGAAACCGCAGCTACAGCAGATCAAACCGCCGCAGAAATAAGAACCCTTGTAGAAAATGCCAGCGATAGTAATGTATTTACTGATGCTGATCATACTAAGCTTAATGGCATAGAAACTGCTGCAACAGCTGATCAGACTAAATCAGATATTGACGCATTAAATATTAATGCTGACCAAGTTGATGGCTTAGAAGCTGCTAGTTTTCTAAGATCAGATACTGCCGACACAGCAGCCGGAGACATCACATTTTCTGGTGGAACTGGTGCTAT